TTACTCCCCAGTTCGTCCAACACGCCACAGGCAGTGAGCTCCACCGCTTCTCGTGGCTAGATGATGAGCGCATTGGTGAACTGCCACCTGAGTGGAATTGGTTGCCTGATGAATATGGTGTTAATAAGGATGCAAAACTGTTGCACTATACTCTAGGTACACCCTGCTTTCAAGAGTTTGCTGACACACCGCAAGGCGATGAGTGGCATAGAGAACGTATCCTAACTGAGTATTGTTTGCAAAGGTCAGTAGAATGAATGACTGGGAACAGGAAGACGAAACTAACTATGTTCCGCCACCTCCACCAGCACCCCCGCCACCACATGTGTTGGATCAGACTACATCTGCAATTAGACAACTGTTTGATGACATATTGAAATATCGTGTTGACCCTGATGGGCACTACTACGGGGTCAGCGCAGAATCTATTGCAGATCGTGTTCACCTTCTTAACACAGGCAATGTAGCGGCTATTGATATGGAGCCCGGGGAAACAAAATACAAGGAAAAAGGTCACGTGTACGATCCTATTTTACAAAGTTTTATACAAGGGTGCGGCGGGAGAATAAGCACATGGAAGCGTGAAGAGAATACCGAAACCCCTGTAGTTCTTCGTGGTATTGCCAAACACAAACAAATGTCCGCATGTCGCGAGGCTAATAGAACTTTTTATTACATTGACACTGGATATTTTGGTAATGGTAAGAGAAAAACCTATCACAGAATCACTCGCAATGACGTACAGTATTTTGGCAATATAATAGAACGTCCTGCTGATAGATTTGCCGCAACTGGAGTGCAATTAAAAAAATTCAGACCTGGGTCTAGTATATTGCTAGCACCACCTAGCCAAAAACTTCTGAACTTGTATAACATTGTGTTAGAAGATTGGTTAGAACAAACACAAATAGAAATTAAAAAACACACCGATCGTCCTATTGTGATACGCACCAAGCAAGGTCGTAGTACCAGAGTCAACAATGAAACCATGGAGATGGCTCTAGATCGTGATGTACATTGCTTGGTAACATTTTCCAGCATTGCTGCCACAGAAGCATTGCTATTGGGGAAACCAGCTATTACATTGGGACCTAATGCAGCCGCACCGTTGTGTCGACAACATATTGATGATATTGAGAATCTGTACATACCAACTCTTGATGAAGTAGAAGCATGGGCTCGACACCTTGCATATTGTCAGTTCACCGAACCAGAAATGCGCAATGGCACCGCTTGGCGAATACTAAATGACCGTTGATGTAGTTGTATATGTTAGTAGTGTAGCAAATCCGCGGAAACATCCCAGGAAAATTGCCTGTTTGGAAAGTTTTGCCGCCGGTGTTACAGCAACTGGTCACAAGGTGCATACTGAGTGGGATTTTAAATACCGACCTAGTCGCCTGGCAGTAATACTGGGATGGGCTACTACCAACACTGGCGGCTCAAATATCACATTACGCAAACAGGTTATTGCCGAACAACAACATATGGGATTTAAGACCATGTGCATTGATGCTAGTTGTTGGAAATATCTTGATGACTCAGGCACTTACTTAAGATACAGTCTGGGCGGACCGTTTTATGATCGTGCAGAATACGCAAACAAAGACAGTGGTCCAGAAAAGTGGCAGGAAATTAGTCGACAATTATCCTTGCAACTAAATCCATCTAAAGTTACCAATGGACACATACTGATATGTATGCAACGTGACGGAGGATTTTCAATGAAGGCGCTAAATCCTATTGAGTGGCTGGATGCAAAAATCAAAGAGATAAGACTGCATACCACAAGAGCAATTGTGGTTCGTCCTCACCCAAATGCTTATGAAATGCTGGACTTTAAAAAATATACATCATCGCAGTATAAAAAACAATGGAATGTATCGGTTATTGATCCCAAGCATAGTAAACTAACTGACAACCTAGTAGGAGCACACTCTGTAGTGCTGTTTAATAGTTCAGCAAGTGTGGCAGCGGTATGTGCTGGAATACCTGTATTTGCCGATGATTCAAGTTGTGTAAGTTGGGCAGTGGCAAATAAAAATGTATCTAGTATTGAATCACCAACGGCATTTGATCGGCAGCAGTGGATTCAAGATCTGTCTGCCGCACACTGGAGTGACGAAGAAGCCCGTGCAGGTAAAGTATACCAGAAGTTTTTGCCTTTTTTGTGATAAGTTGTGTTATGTTTCTTTAACAAAAAGATAATCGGCCTTACTTATTTTTTGTAACAAAATATATCCGGCATCTTTAAGAATTTGAAACGGATTGGGACTATCAAGTGGCTGTCTTTCTAGTTGTGATCTAATCTTTATTTCGCATAATACAACTGGCGAATTGTTCTTTAAGAACTCTTTAGCACCTTCTAATAGATATCCTTCATGCCCGTCGACGTCAATTTTTAAAAAATCAACTCCAATTAGATTCAGATCATCTAACTTACAAGTTTTGATCATCTGATGATTTTGGTCTGTTTCCTTAGTAGATATCCATCCAGACCATGTGCTATTACCTTTATTATAAAATGGTTGTATTGCTGAAACATTGCTTAGACCCAATGGATGTACATGACAATTTGTAATATGCCTATCTAAAAGATTTTGTATACAGCATTGATACACCGCCGGATTAGCTTCGAACCCAATGACGTTTGTAAATTGTTTGCTCATGGCCACGGTTGAATCACCAATCCATGTTCCAATATCAACTGCAACGTCAAATTTTAAGACTTTTTTCCAAGCATCTATTAAGGTAGGTACGCAAGGAAATTGTTCAGTTAATACAATGTTGCTAACAAGTTTATGGTTTAGTGGAACCCACCAGTTTCCTAATTTTTTTATAGGCATATATTATCTTTCAATAAAGTCTTTGACAATTGGATAGGCTGTATGTCCGTTATTAAACTTGCCTGCTTGATGCAAGTACGCAAGTTGGTCTTTGTAATCTTTATCTATCAGTGTCATATCATTTCCATCCCATAATCCAGTCATCTTTGACTTGGTCTAGTTTGTGCATTCCAAACGATTCCAATAACCCAATGGCAGCAAATTGTCCGTAATCTTTTGAGTACATGTCGTGTGGTTTTTGTTCTACTACAACCACAGGACGCCATTGTTTAATAGTTTGTTCTGCACCTTGTATTACACGATACTCAAATCCTTCGCAGTCCATTTTAATATAGTCTACATTGTCAATGTACAGATTGTCTAGTTTGACCACGGTAGTATCACCAGATCCGATGCTAGTGGGATCTATGTGAGTGTGCCCGGTATTACCCTCAGTTATGTTCATACGTGCTGTGGTGTCTTGATCGCCCAAGGCCATTGGACTGATATAGAAATTTTTACCTGTTACATTTTTCTGCAAACACTCTCTAAACAATGGCACGGGCTCAAATGCAATCACACGTTCAAACTTTGACACAAGCGAACGACTCCATAGTCCTACGTTAGCGCCAATGTCTATGCCAGTTCTAAACTGGGTAACATAGTTCAAACTCTTGTTGCGCACCTGATATTGATATTCAGCAGGTCCTCCCTTGCTAATACTCTTGTTGAGCATTTGTGGGAAGTGTGTTTCCGTATCTGGAAACCACCATCCGTGGCTTTCATACATTGTAAGTCTCCTGTAATATTCTAAGTGCAGTACCATTGGCCAATTCAGCATTAGAGAACTGGCAGTAAGCAAGATGCGATAACCACAGTTCAAGTTGATTCCTGTCAGGATACCATGGTGTGTCAATTTTGGCAAGGTCAGTGTTGGCCACTGGCAATGCCGCGTTACTTGGTGCTAGCACAAATGCCGGCACCCCAGCTAATATACTTTCTGTGGCCGCAATTGAATTAAATGTAACCACAGCATGCACATCGGTTAGTGCTGATTCTAAGCTATTGGACACTCGTGTTTGTCGGCTGGGATTTCTTTGTCTAATCTCAACGGGACGGTCAGTATGTTGTTTTATTGTTTCAACAGTGGTGTGTAACCACTCATCAAGTTTGATATCGTAAAATATACAAGGCTTCTCATCTGGAGCGGCAATTAAAATTTTTCGACCATTCTTTTTTGGTGCCAGTGGGCTTAGTCCAAGACGAAGCCACCGATCTGGCGGACGCTTGATCACAGTGTTATGTTGTAGGTTATTTGGTACAATCCTATGCCAGATTTTATCACCACGTGGATTTTTAACATAGCGGCGATTGCCAAGGTACCCTGAATCTATGTACAAGAAATCTCGTTTATCTTCCCAACACTGTTTGATAATCTTGTGCTTCATGATACCACGAATCACCAAGGGATCCTGACTGCTGTTGTAATCCCAGGTTTCTAATTTAGTAGGTGTGGCACCGCAACCACGAGCAAACATTTCTATGTACTCATCGTTATTATTTTTGTTGAGAAAAATCCAATTCATTGCCAGTATGCTTCTGTTCTACGAACTTTAAGATCACTAGCAGGACTACGTCCTGTGTTTTTTCGTGCCCCTTTAAGATGATCTAGCCATGCACCCCACGCAGAATTAATCAAGGGATGTCCTTCTCCTGTGATCAAGTGACTTGACCAATCCAATTCAGTCAACGTGCTACTACGACGCACAGCATCAAACACAAATGAGTCGTGCCACTCGTCTAGCTTGAAGATGCCATTTTCTGCATCATCGTACGCTTGCTGGAACTTGTTTAGAAATAGTTTGGTAGCAGGACTACCCAAGTTCATGGCATACAATCCACACTCGCTAAACTTTCCACGACGTCCCAAGAAACATAGATCTGTTTGTTCTGGACATAGCTTGGCAATATCTCCCGTGGTAATCGTGCTATGGCATATGGTATCTGCATCCATCCATAACAACCAGTTTGACTGAGTAGTTTTGGCACAGTGGAATACGGCATACACCTTGTGCGAAAATCTCACAGCGTCCCATTTGAATCCTTTGCCAGCATCCTTGCGTTTGCTTCTTACTGGATCCTGACTGACATCACCATTGGCTTTGGGAACACCACGCCAAGTATTTTTAAACGCAACCAACTCTGGGCTGACAGATTCTAGGTCATGCACAACCAAGTTGGGTGCTGATTCAGCTACATCACATCCTTCGGCATACACAACCAATTGAACTTCTTCGGGCCAGTTTTGCAAAAAGGTTTGTATCATGCGCCGGCCATACTTCTCATAACCGCTGGCATTAAAAGTGGTACATACAGTATATTTCATCAAAAATACTTATGATTAAAAACATAGCATATTATCCTTTGCAACGTGCCCTAAATGGTGGTCCTCCTATGAATGCCATGCTTAGTGCTTTGCGTGATGCCGGAATAGAAACACAAGAGTGCAGTCGAGATTCAGATGCTGTACTCATATGGTCAGCACTGTGGTCTGGCAGAATGGCAGCCAACCAGGCAGTATATAGACATTACCGGGCTCAAGGCAAGCCTGCAATCATCATTGACATTGGTGCATTGCATCGTGGCACAACATGGAAGGTTGCAGTAAACAACATCAATGCCACAGGCTACTATGGACACTTAGACAATCTAGACTGGAACCGTCCCCGGAAGATGAATTTAAAACTAGGCACTCTTGCAAATCCAAAATCACACATTGTGATTGCGGCACAGCACACACAAAGCGAACAATTGGCAGGGGTTGATCTAGATCA